TGTTACTGATAGAGAGAACCAAGCATTTAATGAGACTGGGGGGGCCAAATCACTAACATCTTGATCCACCCAATTTTGTGCGACAGTTCCAGATGAACAGGTTTGTATCACACCATAATAAACATCTTTACCCAATTGGGTAAAACTCTTAAACCCACCACTCCCAAAAGTTCGCATAGCTCCTAGTAGATATTTATGGGTATAGCCAGATGGCAAACTAGGAGTTGCACTACTAGTGGAACCTAATCCCCCAACCAAACCTTGAACACTATTAGCAATAGCATAAAAATAGTACCAAGTACCTGTAGCTAAACTACCAGTATCTAAGCCATTTACACCCGTAGTTGCAAAATCAATGGTAAAACCCTGTGCAACAGCCGTATACACACTACCTACAGTATCCTGCAAATCACATAGGTCGAATGATACGTCTATTTTAGTTCCGGGTGTTGCACTATTAACACTTATTTGTAAATTCTCCGGTGTTCTAGATATCTCATCCCCAGGATTGCCTACTACATAGGAATGTGCTGTTACATCAGATAAACTTTGTAAAATTCTCCCATAATAATTAAAAGCAGGCAACTTTACATACATAGTTCTATCAATTTCTTTTCTGTCTATATCATATTTAAATAGTCTTTCATCCAAGCGAATAAATGTTGAACCCATTTCATGTGTAGCTATGGTGGAACTGTAACAACCCCTAATCAAATAATCTAAATCATAATTATATGCCGTAGTCAGGGTTGCGTTTTTATAAGCAAGATATTCTCCATCTACATAACATAAGGTTCTTAAGTTTGTTGCCTCACTAGTAGCAGCAGAAGACAAAGATCCTTTACTGTCAGTCAAATCAATACTTAATATATTGCTTGTATCTAGCGCAGACCCTTTGCCAAATACCGTACTCAGTGAACCAAAACGACTTTTTCCTATTAAAGTTCCTACTTTTTTATAAGTAATATCGTCGTCAGAAACCCAAATATTACAACCACCCCAATTATCACCACCAGATGTTGCCAACCAAACCTGCGGATCAGTAGTTAATTTTAATGGTGGAGTTAAAATTAGTGGGGTCGTTGAATTCCCCGGAGCAATAAATTGGTTATAACCCCCACCCCCAGGACTCTGGTGACCATAAGAAGCTGGATTAGCCACCCCAATATCAACTTCTTCAGCAATAACCTTTAACTCGTTATCATCTAGCTCTTCTATTTCAATTATTCGGACTAGTTGCCTGTTAAGACCCAAACCATCCTCTGTAATAGTAACCAAATCTCCTGGTTCCAACAAACAGTATCCCCAATGCAATTTAAATTCATAAGTATTCCTTACTGTTATATGTTTAGCACAAATGATTTGTGCTATTCTCAATGCCAAATCTGGGTCTGTTATTTCATGCAATTTCACAACCGAAGCCGTTTTTAGTCCGAAATCTTCTATATTTGCTTGATCTTTAAATTCGACAGGCTCTGGGTTGTATTCATTGTTTTTATTCAATATTTCTATTTGTATATGGTTATAGGCATCTTGTGGTGTATTTCTACTGCATAAAATAGGAGATTCGCTTTCTCCCAGAAAATCATCATTATCCAAATCATAGATAGGGGTTATGTTGGGGATCCAAGTAACACTCCCATTTGTAGCCGTAGCATCCCCATAAGGCATCATCTTTATCTTACCTTCACTCCAAACTATATCCGAGTTGGTAGCTTGCAACCAACGAGAAAATATGTCACGAGCATCTTCCTGGTCTATAATTGCAGGCGATAAAAAAAATTCATTAGCTATACAGTAATCATTATAATCTTCCAGGGAAGACATTAGTATATTAGAAGTAGATAGATTAAAACCATAATATTCGTTAGTCCAAATATCTTTAAAAACCGTAGCTGGGTTTGAACCAATTATCTTGCCATAGATATAATCAAATAAAACTGCTCTATTGTAGTCTCCCTTATAAAAAGTATATGTACCATCATCTACGGCATATTCATTTGCTGTTGGGTCGCTAACTACTTCTGTCAGTATAGTTCCACTTGTGGACCACTTTACTTCTATATTCTCAACAAAAGTTGCTTTTTCATTTACTTCTACAGTAAATGGCAAAAGAACATATCCATAAGTTATATGCACCTCTGAACCAGCATAAATTGCCTCAAATGTGTAAACTCCTTCACTCGCTGTATGTGGAATATCACTGCCATCTCCACCTGCTACACTAATGTCAGCGGCCCAATCTGCAGTATGTCCTACAGTTATCGTATAGGGAGGACTTAAAGGAACTATCAATCCTATTTCCGATTTAGTAGTAATATTGGGTGTAGTTGCCGCCTCGTCATTCATAGTAGCTAGAGTAGTGTAGTTTGGACACAAACCCGCAATTACAAAGGTAAAATTGGGTAAACTAGGCGTTTCCTTTAAGTCATAATTAGTAGCAGCAAAGTAAGCCAAACCAGGGTATGGTAATGCCTGTGTTGCGTGGCTCGAACATAGATAAGACCAAGGTGCTTGGGGGTATGTTCCCTTAAATGTTACCATTCCTTGTTCGCTCACCATACCAGTATAAATACCAAAGACAGTTTGCCAACCAGGAGTAATTGTGGCGGGATGTAAATCTATTGTTTCTTTACCTGCCCAAACTTGGTAAATATCAACGATAGGCCCTTCACAAAGACCCAGACAAAAGGCTACTCTGTACGTCCAGGTATTTGTAGATTGACCTGTAGCAAACATACCCCCCTTGCCACCAGCACCTTGACTATTGGCTATAGCTTGAAAATCACCATACCAAATTAAATTCCCAGTTATTCTGGTGAGCCCATAGACTATAGGGACAGGTAGCCCGTAAGCAGAAGTTTGAATTCTGATACCGTTAGCTACAGGCTGGGCTGTGCTATTATCGTTACCCCCACCAAATAAACCACCCATTAGGGTCCCCACAAACTATAGAATACTTTTTTTCTTTTAGCCAAATCTCCCATGGAAGCATTACCCCAAACACACTTTTTTTCCGATCTATAAGCATGGATTATAAGAGGCCAATCAATTACAATGGCTCCATGGGCATAACAGTGACCGAATTTATATACTACTAAGTCTCCCGGCAAGGGAGGTCCCTCTATTCTCTTAGTAAATTTCTCTAGCCATCCTATGTACTTCTCTTCTCCTCTATGTAAAAACCATTGTTCAGAATAGCTTTCAACGTGTATAGGGTCTATCAGACCTACGTTTACCCCTACTCTCAACAATAGTCTTCCGCAATCAACTCCTACTCCCTTAATTGCTGCGTCGTGATGATATGGGGTACCCACCCATGTTATCGCTTCTTCAACCACTAATTTTCTTTGTTCTTCTACATTAGTAAGCATTTTCTGGTTTAGGCACATATGGCATTCCCCTAAAATGGGATACTGTATTACCTGCTGTGTAAGCCAAATTAGAAAATTTTTCTGCGCAAGTAATTTGTCTTTTGTCACAACCAGGCCAAAGAATTAGACCGTCTCCTACAGAAGGAATTGTTAGTAGGGAGGAATTTAAAGTCAACTGCCCTGGTGTTTGACTTTTTATCGTTTTTCTTGTGCCATCCAGCTCCCCAGAAGTAAATTCTATAGCTCCTAAATCATAGTAACCAGTAGCTCCTGTATTATCACACACTACAACCTTCCTTGTACTGCCAGCTACGACTTGAGATACTGTTGCCCAGTTGGCTTTATTCAAAGTACAACCAATGTCAAATAGGGTATACTGACACCCTGGTTGATATAAATTCCTAGGCAGTTGCCTATTAAAAATTTCTAAATCACTTTTAACTGTAATTTCAGCTTCTTGAGTGAGTTTAACTGGTTCTGCCACATTGCCTGTAAATAAAATAACGACCCCCACAGGATTTAAAACAGAGATTATATCATCATTAGGTGTACTACTAGAAAAGGCTCGTTCCAACTTAATTGTAGCCCCATCTAAAGCCCCCAACCTAACAGCTTTTAGCCAAGAAATGCCGAGTAAAGTATCTTCATCTTCTTCACTGTCTGTAGAAATTGGATATATCTTTGGAGACATTGTCAGTTCTAATGAATCTACTTCTAATCCCCTTACTATCCTTACTTTACTTCTTTCCATAACGAAAGGAGTAAAAGTATGACCGTTCCAAACTATATTAACATCACTATTAGTATAATAAACTGAAGTCCCCCCCACCAACGTAATAGTCAGCAGATCAGCCATGATAAATTCATCATAACTATTTAACAAACTTAACAATTCACTGGTGGCTGATTTCATTTAACACTTACCAATACAATGCTGTCGGTTCTCCAAAGATTATAATTAAAATTTTCTAACCCAATATAATCTTCTTTAAACCTGCATCTATAATAAAAGTAGAAGTCGGCAGTTATAACAACTCCATCAGCAGGGGCAGTAGTAAAAGTGACTAATCCTCTTTGTGAAATGGAATAATCAGAATATTGTAATACTCCGTCCAAGTAGATGTAAGGAGTTTCCCAAATGGGGACTCCATAGCCTGATCCAGAATAGTCGCTACCACCTTCACCATAGCCCGTTGTAAACGGAGGGAAGTAAGGATATTCTGTAAACCAATAATTCCAATTTCTGTATAACTGAAACTGAGTAGTGGAACCATCACCAGTCCCTAAAGCAAAATCTTCTACATTATTTAGGGGATCCCTGAAATAAAAGGTATCAAATGCCCCTTTCAATAAGTTAAGAAAACCCCCAATTATTAAAATGTCGTCATTATCCATTAGGGTGAATGGGAATTCAAATTCCCAAATGGGGGCTGAATAGTAAGATCCTCTATATTCCATACCACTAACTGATCGCTTAACAATAGTATTCCAAACGGGCCTTCTAGTAAAGGAATAAGAAATTTTAGGTAAGGTGGGGAAAATAACGTTAGCCATTACTTTGTTATCATCCTGCCATAACTATAGTCTCTGTGGGATTGTTTAAGATTTTTAAGCATCTGTTTCCCATGTTTTTCAAGAACTTTGTCCACACCCTTGGCATCTATAGCATTTACTTGTGGGGCATAAGTAAAATTAATTGAAGAGCCTGATTGTGGGACATATCCCGCATTCACAGCGTTAAGGAAGGGAACACCTACCGCATCTACTCCTCTGCGAGATACCATGTATTCGCCAACCTGTCCAATTAATGGCACTTCATCGTGGGCTAAATGCATTCCCTGATGAGCACGAACTAGCCGAACTATCCCACCACTATGATATGGTGAAGGAAATTCACTCATATTATTTCCAGGCCCTGTCCCTTGGTATCCACCACCACCCATTAAACCGGCAGCTAGGGTTCCAGCAAAAGCAACAGCAGCAATTATTGGGGCCAAAGCGATATTCAAGGGGAAGGGTACAGATTGCATTA